CTACACTGCCTGAGTAGCTGTAATAGTTGCTATACCTTCTGTATTCCATTGAATCTCAAAATTACCAGAGCTAGAGCTTTTTTCTTCGCCAAAATCCTGATATGAAAGCAATATTCCAGTTGACGTTTCATATACTACTGCATATCTGGCTGTCAATGTACTATTAACCCAGCTAACATTATCCCCATCGAAGGTGGTTATGCCCTCCACCTGTGCTAATGTCTTGTTGCTAATTTCCTGGCCACCTGAAGTATAGCCGGTACCTGATATTTCAAAATACGCTAAGTCCCCATTTTCAACACATTCCCATGTCACATCACCATCTACCACTGTATTCACGTCAACAGTTGGCCAGCTTGGCTCTGCTGAATCTGAGGTGCCTGCAGTAGTACACAGATATATATGTCCTGTCGCAGTAGTGGGAATAACATAATCACCTACTGAATATGCTGTACTTGCCGCCCAGTCATCAGCAGTGAATACCTCATGTCTGTTTTGAGCTGGGATATAAGAATTGCCCAGCAAAGCACACTTGACTACTGTTCCGATTGCAGATAGGTCGCCCAGTACTCCATTAAGTGCATTAAGATTCATGTTCGCATAAGTGTAAGCACTTACTGCCATAATTATCACCCTTTCTATACATTATGATTACTCAATACTATATCTATTGAGCTTGTCTCTCCATTTGAGCTTTCAGAAATCTTAAGACTGATTGGATTATACTGTATGCCATTAATTGACACGACATATATCCCCTCAGTCTCATCTAACACAATTATCATCCTATATTCTGAACTAACACCATAACCCCACCGTGAATTATAAGCTGTACAGTCCCAGTAATGGAAGCCAAATTCAAAATTATCTACAGCAGGTTTAATTCTAACTCTTGTATTAGCTGATACACCGCTAGAAGGAAAAGACTGCCAGCTTGAACCGTTATAATATTCCCAGCCACTAGTATCTTCCTTACTTTCTAAATACAGTTCATAATCAGCAAAATCAGAGCGGAAGCCCATTCTAACCCTTACATGATACAAATTTCTATCATTGTTTTCGCGGGGTGTAAGCTGAAATACCAGATATGGCATTTCATCTCCATCTTTTTTGTTAATTTCATAAGCGTTGTCAGGACTAATAATAGCTGGTGCTGGTATAGTATAAGGGCCTTTTCTTACCCACCAGTAGCCATCTTTAGGCCCATTTCTTGGGTATCTATGATCCTTTATTACATCTTCTGCCAGCAAACTTCCTTGATATTGATGTTTGTAAATTTTGTAAGTCTCTCCAAGATATATCCTATGTGTCACGTCCCAAGAGTTACGCGAATTAAGCCATCCGTATAAGAAGTATCCTCTGCCCCCATAATCGTAAATATACATACCAATATAATGAAGAGGATCAACATGAATAAGACTAACAGGATCAGTAAGTTTCAGATAATGGTCTTTATATCCGTGCGCATTCTTTGATCTAATTTCGTAATCTGTATAAACTTCAGCAGTTATATACCAGTCATCTGTATAACGTTCTATTTCTTCTTTTGTCACTTCATCAGTTGTAATGGTCTCACTATCGACATGATTAGAACTATCCTTATCCCATTCCTCAATTAACTTATACTTGTCATAGTAATAATCAGCCATATAATGCCTCACCTGTTTCTGAATTATATGGAATAGGGTCCAGGGCTATAAATTCAGCATTTATCAGCCATATCTTTTCGTCAGCAGTTTTTGGCTCTGGTTTGCCTCTTTCACCAGCAGTTACATCCTTGAAATAAAAGTGCTTAAAATGAAGTTCTTTTTCAGCAGGGGTATGTAATATAGACAACACAGTCATTAATTCCTCCGCGCTTTCAGCCTTTAAAGTACATGTAATTGTTGTAGCTTCCTTACCCTTTTCATTCCTGAATGTTTTATTAGTGTAAGGAATATGTGTAATATCTTGCTCTGTTTTAAACACAAAAGAAAGACTATCAAATATTACTTTTAATTCAGTGCTTCCGTATCTCATCTATAAGAACCCCCTACCCCTCTACTTTTTAATTTTGATACAAGATTATTATTTGCATACTCAGCAGTAGACTTATCTGTAATATGCTGGCTAACAGTTAAATTAATAACCTGAGCCCCTCCTGCTCCTGCTGCAGCTGTCTGTGGTATCATTCCGTTAACCATAGCATCAACTTTCATTTGCAGGTTACTCTGCGTATTTTCTATACCTTTTTGTAACCCTGTAGTTACATTTTCACCAATCCCCTGGAACACTTTAGATGGAGAGTTGATTCCAAGGGCTCCTTTAGCAGCACTAACTATACTTGATACTGCATTTTTTACAGCTTTTACTGCCTTTTTAATCATACTTTTGATGCCGTTAATAAGACCTTGAATAATATTTTTTCCCCAATTATAAGCTGATTCAATAAGGCCAGCAAAAATACCTGCTATTTCTTCTGCAAGATTACCTATTGCCTCTAGAGCATCATGAGCCATCAGTTTCCATCCCTCAAGCGACATTTTAAGCATTTTCCCAACCCATCCAGCAGTACCTTTTACAATGGCTGCTAAAATACCAGCCATCATACTTACTACTATAGCTATTACTTTTTCTTTCATGTCAGAAAAGTTTTCTTCTGGGCTTTTTGCAAACTCAGCAATTTGCTCTTTCAGCCAATTAAATCCTTCGATAATTTTAGGTATCGCAACATCAACAACCCATATAATGGCATCTCCAATTTTCTCAAATACATTTGCAGCTATTTCCTTAATCAGAGGCATATTTGATTGTATCCATTTTGTCAATTTTTCCATAGCTGGCTTAAGAACTTCGCCAATCTCTAGAAATACATCATGAATAGCCGCTTTTAACTTATCAAAAGTACGACTAAGACTCTTATCCATCTGTTCATAAGCATCTTGTGTAGATCCGGCACTATCGGCCATTTCTAGAATATTTTCCTTGAATGTTTTTGCACCTTTTCCAGTCAATGCCAGAGCTGCTTGCCCCGCTTCGACACTGGAAAATAGGTCTTTGACCGATACACCACTTTCGCTGGCAGCCTGTGACATTATAGCCATTGCTTCCTGCATATTGCCACCCTGTGCAATGAATTCAGTGAAAGACTTCCCTGCCACTTCTTTGAAAATATCAGAAGCATCAGACCCAGCTGTACTTAATTCATTCAAAGCCTGACGCATTTGAGTAGTGGCCTGGGCGGTAGGTGTACCCTGGGCTGTCATACTAGCAATTGCTGCAGTTATATCCCCAAATCTCACTCCTAAAGAACTTGCAGTAGGTATAACATTATAAAGGGATGAAGATAGCTCTTCAAAAGTAGTTTTCCCTTTCTTGACCGCTGTGAACATCAGGTCACTAGCCTCAGAGGCAGAAAGCACATCAGAACCATATGCATTGACAACTGATGATATACCATCTACTGCAGTAGTTAGGTCTGTTACCCCACCGACTGCTGCCTGTTGAGCAGTTTCAAGAAAGTCAAATACATTATCTTTGGGAACCCCTGCAGATATAGCCTGATACAGAGCAGGAACTGTCTCATTTGTAGCCGCACCCATTTCGACAGAAAACTCTCTTACATCATCCATCATCTGGGACATAGCCTGTTCGCTAGCATTCGGGAGTAATGTGAATACCTCATTCATACCCTTCTCAAATGAGGCAAACTCTTTTACTCCCTTGACAGCTGCGCCTGTTATGGCTGCTGTAACTCCTGCTGCACCTGTTACTGCCGCCCCAACTAGCCCTTTAGTTAGCATGCTCTTTGCTTTGCTAAGTCCGCTATTAAATTTTTTATCATTAAGGCCTAATTCGGCGTATAATTCACCAACTTTCATGCCCATACTTAGCCCACCTTTATATTAATTGATGGGCTCCGTCTGTCAGGCAGATCCGGCCTCTAATTCTTATCTTTAGCTTTTTTCTTTAATGCTTCATAACTAATTTCTATATAATCGCCACATCGAGGGCATTTAATTTTTATCCCTCTCTCATTATAGTCAAATAGTCGTCTCTCACAATCTTCACATTCAAATAATTTCACTATATCACTTCCTCAGCCCAGCATACTGGCGACATATCTCTCTGCAGCTACAAGATCATCAATTATATCCGGCTGATTAGATAGATACATCATATATCTACTCTGGGCACTTAGGCCAAACAATAAAACCAAAAAACGCCTCCAGTTCATATAAGGAAGCATCTTAACCAAATCTATTTTATACTCTCTTATAAAATCAGCCTCAATAAGTGCCCAGTGTTCTATTATTTCTACTTCTTTTTTGCCTTCTGCTGGGTCTTCTGATTTCCCTCTTCGTCATCCTTGCCTGCTGATTTATATTGATTAAGAATCCATATAAGTATTTTATTCAGCTGATCAGAAGTAGCTTTGCTGGCTATCTCTTCTAATTCATCCTCATCAAGAAGATTTAACATCAAAACATATATCTCATCCTCAGGGATATTTTTCTCCTTACCATACTTTTTCTTAAGTCTCATTATTTTAACGGGCAATATAGCCGGCATTGAATCTGGCAAGTAATAGGTTTTGTCCTTGAAAGTAAACGACAGCTGAGACTCTTCCTGCTCGGCCTCCATCTCCTCAAAGTATTCGTCAAAATCCATATATTTACTATTATCTTCTGTCATTTATTTTTCCCCTCCTTATGCTTTGGTTGTTGAACCAGACCTGGTCAGATTAGCAGTCCAGGCAGTGTTATCCTGATGGCCTCCACCAGTAGCAAAAGCACTATCTACAGTAACATCAAATGTATACGTTGTTCCACCGGGTGAAGTTATACGAAATGAAACAATACTATCTGCACCGGTTAATTCTCCAACAGCTTCAATTCTTTCCTGACCAGGGTCACGATCACCAGTTGAAGTATCTTCCAGATAATTACCTTCTAAGGTAATAGCCTTTCCACGGGTAGAAATATAACCTTCTTCATCACCGTTACTATCAAAGTCAGTAACATCAGTTCTGTTTGAAGACGGTTCTATAGAAAAGGTATTTAAACCTTTTACTTCCGCAAAAGTATCTGTATCTGTACCATCATCAACCTCAAACTTCCAGTCTTTAGCTGGTATCTTCTTTGATACAGCCATTAATTTCACCTCTATTCCCTATGTTTAGTTAAGTTTCTAATCTCTAAATCAAAATTAATACTGTACTCAAACCTGTTATTCTGGTCCAATCCTAACCGAATAGGACCAGACTGAGCAGCAAAACAACTCACTACCCAGATGCCATTATCAACAAAGGTCCCGTTTGTGAATCCATTTAGTTCATCATATATATCCTGTGCCTTTTGTTTTACCAGCCTAGGGTCCCGGCCACCCCTGATAATAAATTGCACTCCTGGATGATCATAACCATGTTTCGGGTCACCTGAATTTGGTGCACCAGTCATAATGGCCACAGCCTCATCAGGAGAATCAGGCATAAGGTCAATGAATGTATTGCCGGCTATTCCAGCAGGGTCAAATGCAAGTAAGCCCTGGGTATCCAGGTATTGAGCTATTTCAGTATTAATGTCCATGCCATCATCTCCTTATTTCATGGCTTTTTTAATCTTTTTGCCAATATGATTAAGGACGTCTTTTTTAATACTAGCATCCTTAATAACCTTTTCAACCCATTTCCCTTCTCTGCCATCTTGAAAATTATATTCCGGATGCTCATGTAACCGAATAGCATAAGGTGTATCATAACCAGTAGCAGCCTTTAATGCAGAATTATCAACCTTTGTATCTCCAGAACGTTCCAGTGTGCCTTCATCATGAGGTACAATCTTATCCATCTCGTCACGCATGAAATTAATCCCGTCAAAGAGACCTTCTGCCGCTCCTTTTTTCATAGCTGCAGTTACTTCTTTGCCATACCATTTTAATTTCATTTAAGGTACACCTCAATATGAGAAAACTGTCCTAATGGACAGTATGGTATGGCACTGATAACCTCATATTCTTCTGTTGTCCAGTCCCATGTTCCTTTTGAGCCTACTGGAATATCAACATTATCACGTACAACTACAAAAACATTTGCAACAACCTCATTGCCTTCCTTGTCGGTAATCTTCTTCCTTTTCGGTTCAACATAAGCATCTGTAGTGGTAGGGTCATCATATACAGGACCATAGGCGCTATCACCCAATTTAGCCTTAAATACAAATTTCGCATTCATTAAAGCTTTTGGCGGTCGCATCATTTGACATCAATCCCAGCATATAGCAACCCGGCCATAAACAAATGCCTCCTGGCTCTTGGGGCCAGTTTGGAAAAATTGCCTTGATTACTATTACCTGAAATAGAAAATGAACCAATTGAAAAATTATGCGGCATATTAGAAATATCCACTTCTTCACTGTTAGACAACCAGTATTCTATCTGAGCACAGGTAGCCTTTTTTGCTGCTTCCATATGATTGGCATTATCTGTATCTATTTTTCCTCTAGTGGTTTCATCTATTAATTCCTCTGCTCTGGATATTAGTCTATCGATATCAGAAGGCAGTGAAGTTATTCCAGTATAATCAGTTACGTCTTGACTTGTAGCATAAGCCATTTACATCACTCTACTTTCAGTGCTGTTATCAATTCATCCTTTTTCATATCATAGTAGCCTTCAATGTCCTTATCTTTTGCCAGTTCTCTCAATTCCTTGACGGTCATGTCGTCAAGGTTGGTCCCTGCCTTTTCCTCAACAATCTCATAGCCTAGTGCTTTATAGTGAGCACTATAAGCGCGCTCTGACACGCGCCTATAATGTCCGCCTTTTTTAATGTATAGCATTATTATCGGGCCTCCTTATATAGTCATATTCAGATTACGCCTGAGATTCGGTATGCAGATATATACCGTCAACCTTATTATTTGGAACAAAAAGGTCGTGGTATAATCTGTAATCAAACTTCCAGGCGTTTGCAGATTGGTTAGTCATTGGGTCAAAAATACGAGGTAATGCTGTCTTTGTTACTGGAGCTACTGCAGTAGGATGCACTATCATGAAATTGATATTATATCCAGCAGAAGCCTTAGCATACCCGCCAGCCTCCTGACCAGATGTAGAACCATCGTTCAGGTCAATAGCAGAATAGAATCTAGTTTGAGGCACTTTAACAATGCTCATACCATCATACTGGCTAACCCTCCTATCCAGTCCATTAGGAGCAGTAATCTGCACATTCCTCACATACTGGTCAGACTGTTTGATATTTTTCAGCCCAGTTGAGGTGATGAACAATATTCTTCCTTCCTCAGGAACTTCTGCATCATCCATAGCGACCATAGCAGCGTCAATAGCTTCTACAGTATCAGAATCGGTTAAGTCAGCATTATCCCCCAGAGCTGCTAAGTCTGCCATTGTCGCAAACCTGTAAGCGTCAATTTCAGGAGCAACGTATATCCTGATAAATTCCCCAGATACCTTTCCGAAGGCAATACCAACAGTCTCCTCATTATCCATTGCATCAACCTGGAAGGAACGACCCCTATCCTGTGTCAGGGTATGAGCTTCCCATTCCAGCGTTACGTCTCCGGACACATACCCATCAGCCCTGCTGTAATCCCCTAGCCCCTGCAAAGCAATCTTAGGAATCAAAACAGTACCAGCCTGTTGTGTTCCCCGGACCATATCATTTGGAGTATCAAGAATAGAAGTTTTGGCCTCCATCTTGTATTTTGCATCAAGCAAAGGTAAATATTTTTTTGCTAAAGCTATAGTATTAGCCATATTTTATACACATCCTTATTAATTAATTTTATTCGGGTAATCCCATGGCTCTTTTCGTTGCAGCCATATCGTCACCACCGCCACCTCCTCCACCTTTAAACTCTTCTCCTCCACCAGGAGTAGCATCTTCGGCGAATAGGTAGCCTTTATTTTCTTTCATATTCTCCATCAATTCATCCATGCCAGTGACATTGCCATCTTCGCCAATTTCAAGAGCTGATGTATCAGCAATTTTCAGGAAATCATCAATAGCCTCTTTCCTGACTCCATTGTTTACTGCAGCTAATTTTAGTTCATATTCTTTCTTGATATTAGCCTTATTTTCTGTTGCCTGTGTTTCCAACTCCTGAATCTTAGTCTCATATTCCTGGACCTTATCAGGGTCAACCATGCCTTTCATCTGCTCTTTAAGGTCAGTAATCTCCTGTTCATGCAGTTTTGCCTCTCTGGCAAATCTCTTATCAATTAACTTATTAACTTCTTCTTGCGTGAACAGGTTCTCTTTACCAGATTTAACTCCATTATCCCAGACATTTTTTATTTTTCCTTTGAGCTCGTCCGTTAGCTCAAAACCTTCAATACCAGTCAATAATTCTATTAACTTATCCAATACAAACATCTCCTTTATCCCGTTTTAAGCCTGTCGGCTCCCCATGCAGCTTTTAACGTCCTCAGTATGTTTTGGACAATATCAGCAAATAAGATTATTATAATGTGAATGTCTTTTATGATACAATCAATATGAGGTGATTCAATTGAAAGACCCATATCTACCAGGTATCCCTGAGAAATATCAAAAGGGATACTTATATAAGGTCCTTCTGTCTGTAACAGTCGAAATTAATGGCCAAATCAGTGAAATCAAGAAGGCAAAGAAAAAGCCCAGCGCTATATATCTGGGCCCAATCTGTAGTATGCGGTTTGCTTATGAACAAGGTAGTCAAAACAAAAGTTTTGATATAAGACAGGCCCCTAAGAAATACTTAGGTCTGCCAGTTCATTATCATTGTGAAAAGATTACTGGTGTTTATGTAGAAGCAAAATAAAAAGCACTTACTGTTTTTATCCCAGTAAATGCTCATCAATTAGAGATATGCTCCTTTAGAATGCCCTTTTTATCTTCTACTACCTTCCATCGACCACCTTTTGAACTGCCATCAATTGGTCTAGGATTTTTAATTGGATATAAGTAATCTTCTTTTGAATCGTCAACAACCCTTATATATTTTCCTTCTATTCCTAAACAATCATAGATATTCTGATCCGTTAAAGAATCCACTCCAAAGCTCTCTCCTACATATTTTATTTTCCCTATGGATTCTTTTTCTATATATTTATCATTTTCAGAATCAAATACTTCTACTTTCATTTCTTTTCACCTCTGTGCTTAAGCTTTATTTCATATTGTTTACCATCAAATTCAAACCAGTGTACATCAAATATGAATTTTGCAGATTCTATTTTTCCTACTTTCTTACTCCAATCCTCTGGTTCACCGCCATATTTTTCTGCTAATTTATTAGCTACTCTCAATTTAGTATTACTTCTGTTACCTGCAATTATTTTAACATCGTTTATAATTGTATTATTAGGAATAAATGAATCTTCATCCCTCCAGGAATAATTAAGTTTACTCTGCAAATGAGTGTTTTGACCTTTTCTATTATTATACTTTAATTTCCTATTTTTTTCAAGTGTAATTTGTTCTCTTTCATACTTCCTTCTAAGTCCATGCTTATCTACCAGCTCTCTCTGCCTTGCCTGCCATTCTCTAATCTTAGCGTTAGCCTTTTTCTCTTCCTTCTCGGTTAATGCAGCTGCTTTCCGGCGTTTCCACTTCCTAATCTGCCTTTCGTTATAACGCTGTTTTTGCCTAACCTCATAACCCTCTGAATCAGCATGAGCATTTTTATTACCAACATCACGTGTTAATCCTCTAATGTATAAATTATAAGTATGCCTGCAGTTGGAATGAAATAGACCGGCTTTCTGGGCCTCAGCAAGTGAGGGATATTTCTTGCTTTTTCCTGAAAGGCTTAATATCCTTCTCTCCCATGGGCGACATAATTCACACTCTTCCCCATGGTCAGAAACAATGACCAGGTCCCGCCCATTCTCCTGTATTCTACTAGCATGACCTTCTAATGCTGCCCTACCAGTTGCTGAGCGTGTAGCCATTTCAGCATAAGTATCAAGTTTCCAATACCGGCCAGCCTCGTCCTTAAACCCTGTAATACCCCTGTTAGCAAGCTTATCTATTACTCTTTGAGCAGCTTGCCTCCTCGTTTCAGTTCCGGTAATAACCCTACTACTAGCCTCTGCTACAGCTTGTCTATATACATCATCAGCCTGTCTAAGTATACGGAAATGAGTAGAATTAAGTTTATTCACTGTCTCAGTAGCCAATGCTTCAACTGCTCGTTGGTTAATTGAACCAAAGGTACCCTGAATATTTACTTTAAACCCGGCCTCTTTCAAATCGGTCTCTGCAACTCTCTGACCCATCTTATAGGCCTGTTCTATAGTATCTTCTATATCGGGATTGACATTTTTCAGGTACTCTATTACATCCTCATTAATCTCACCTTTTAGGGACCTGAGTTCCCTCAATTTTTCCTGTGCCCATTGTGGTGCATCTGGATTACCTTTTTTCAATCTTTTGGCTATAGCCTCAATAGTCCTTAACTCTGCATTAGCATATATACGCCTTATTTCCTCTGCAATTAACTGTTCGCCATCATAAGGGGATATTGGCATCTATACCACCTTCAAAACAAGGAAAATCATCAATAAATGTAATGTATTATCAACAATAACTATCTTCCAAAATGTTGGGTTCGGCATTATCTTAAATCTCTTCAAATACCATTTCACAAAGTTAGTTCTATCTAATATGAAATGTGATAAGAACAGCATACAAAAGAAAATTAATCTATATTCACCAATAAACAAAAATACCGATATCGTCCATATCAAGCAATGAACAATACATGGTATCAATCCAGCCAAACCGCTCTTTTTTTTATTTATAGCCATCCAGTCAGATTGGAATAAATAATCACCAATCATATGACCCAAGATTATATTCAAAGTATCACCTCCTATATTCTAATTTCTGGCGGTTCTACATCCATGCCCTGTTCTTTCATTATTTGCGTTACTTCTGCCTTAATTTGTTTTTCAGTCCAGTCTGGGTGCAGCATTCTAACTTTTGTGTCAGTAGTTAGTGCTGCAGCTCTATCAAGTTTTTCAATGCTGTCTGACTTTTCAAGTGGATCAGTCTGTATGCTATCCTGCAATATAACTTGCGGCCTATAAGGCTTAATTCCACTATTGAAATGTATCTTATCTATCTGGAGCAAGATATATAAAATATCCTCCATGCCATTCTGCAAATACCGGGCTTTTTTATTGCGTGTCTTAAAACTCTTTCCTTCCCTAGCTTTCACTTCTGTGGCAGTCTGTATCTGACCGCCTTCTGTATTCATGCCAAAAGAAGCAGGAGAATATCCAGCATTATTATATATTTGTGTAAGTAGCTCATAAGCGGTCTTTTGATGTTCTTCTGCTCTTATTTCAAATTGACTCAATGTGATGCCCTGATTACTGTTTTCCGGGTCAACTGGCCCCATATTCATGCTTTCATATATTTCTCTATCCAGGTCAAAGTTGAATTTTCCGGTTTCCTGGTCTAATTCAAGCATATAATCGGGTACTATGATTCTGCCCTTTGCCAGCTTAACATCCCTTAGCCAGCTAGTGTATACTTCATCTAAGGCGTCCATTAGCCCCTCAATGCCTGATAGGTCACTTTGCCCCAAGTCGCTATCTCTCCATAACCGGTTAGGTTTTTTGTTCGGGATGTAACGACATGCTAGCCCTTTCAATCCAGTCTGTACCTGCTCTTCCGTGTCTGCGGTTGCTGGATGATAGGATAATTCCACCTGTTGGCCTAAATCACCAGTTTTTCCTTTCCAAAGTTGATTAACGATAACTCCCGGTCTATGTATTTCTAGATGTCTTATAACCTTATCATAACTCCCGATATCAATTATCTTATGGAAGATTACTTCAGTAAGAAATCCCCATTTGAATGCAGGGATGGCATTGTCCGCATGAGCTACACTAATAACAGGAAAAGGCTTAAACTTAGGATTCCAGTTAACCTTGGCATAGAAACCACCTAACGGACTAGCTGTTTCGGCTCCTTCTAACATTCTGCTATATAGGTCTATTTCATCTATAATCTCATCTAGCCTATCTTGAGTTTTCTTTGCCCCTTCCTTTGCAGTTTTCTCATGGGCTTCCGGAATCTTGATATCAGGAGGCTCACTCAAGAGCAAATCAGCTGATACCCCAGCAATATCACCAGCAACTGGTACATGTAACATAGTCTTTCTTTGGTTCTGAATATCTTTTGCCCAGAACTGACCTATTGAATCATGTATACTATTATAGCCAGTATTATAATCAATTGTGTTATATGTTCCTTTTGTTGCTGCAATTCTACTTGCATATACATCCAGCAATTCTGCTGGATCACCTGAATACCATGCAGCCCATTCAGCATATTTGTCATATATTCGATTCCAATTATCTTTATCTGGCGGCCAGGGTTTTATAGCCATTAGTTATCACCTCTCTGGCGTTACATAGTTAGCCTTAATCATTCTATCAATTACATCTAGTTGAATTTCACTGGACAATCTATGATGTTCTCCAAAATTACAATTAAGATGTCCAGTTATAATATCTTCATTTTTCAGTTTTCCTGCAAATGCTATAGAAGTTAATTCTCCAGATTCTGCTTTTTCAAGCATGTCCTCTAAAGCTCCAACCATCCTATTTGCATCTAGCCTAATAACTTTCCCCATCATGCAGCCTCCTTCATATTCATAACAAACTCAAATATCTTAAGAATTCCATTAATTATATATCTCAACCCATCTAGACCATGGTCATGTTCTTTTATTGGTTCATCTTTACCACGTTCCTGAGCCTTTTCATCCCAGGAATAAGACTGGAATTCCTCAATTGTCCCCTCGCATCTTTCGTGTATAAATAAATTAAGAGCCCCCAGTAAACTGGAAACCCTTCTAATTCCATCTTTCACATCATTATTAGCCTTGGCAACCCTCTTGAAAGCTGGGAACTCTTTCCTATGCTGAAATAATTCTGTTATAAAACTTGCAGCACTTGGATCAATGAATATCCACTTAGGCATAACATTATGCTTATTTATAAACTTCTGTAGCTCAATCCTAAGCTGAACATCAGTCTTACTCTTACCCTTTGTTTTTCTTCCCCAGCGCCATTCATCTATGATATATAGCTTATTGTCTGTTCCCAGTCCTATAAGCAAGAATACTGTATCATTTGCGGTACCATAGTCAACGCCTATCCAGTGCTGTTTCATATCCGGCAGCTTGGATACTATATGAACATCACAGTCAAACATATCATATACCAAGCCTTCTGCTAATACCCAGAGGCCAAGAATATTCCTTTGATACCATACTCCTTCATGCATCCTTTTATATCTTTTCTTGATGTCCTCTGATAGAGTTAAGTTATCATCTAAAGTAAAATGCATATGAAGTATTTTCTTCATATCAGCCTTATCAATATAGTCTTTTTTGAGAAAATGGTAAGGTCCTTCAGGATTACAGTTCCACCAGTGCCTACTACCTTCTATTGAACATCTATCTATCAACGTCTTAACAAAGTTTTCAGGGAATAACTCTACCTGGTCAGCAAGACTACCTGCAGCTGTTAACCCAGTTAATACATCTTTAGAACTCACATTATTAGCACCAAATAGATAATAATTATTTAGTCCTATTTCTAGCCTGGGTTCTTCAGTTGTTCTAACATGATGATACGGAATACCCTTAGCAGTAAGCATCTGTTTCAATGGATTCAGTACGTTCCTGGTCAATGCTCCCATTGACTTCCCAGATAATATGAAGTTTTCTCCTTCAAAATTAGCCAGTGACCAGTCAACAAATCCGTTAGACATAGCAACTGTTTTACCAGCACGAATTGAGCCATCAGCAATTACTATATCTTTATCAACATGCGGGCTTGGTTCCATCCACCAGGTCATTAACTGTTTTTGCTTTTTAGAAAAAGGCTTAAATTTGAATGATGATACTTCCCTCTTATTCCTCATCATCCCACACTTCTTCCGCTGTCTGACTAAGAGCATTAATATAATTAGTGATATCAATATTAACAGGACCCTGACCGCTTTCTATCTGATGTTTAAGTTTCAATAGTTTTTCTTTCCTGCTTTGCACCCTGGTTAATGCATTTTCAATATCCTGAATCTGGCCTAATGTTGCCCTCTGTTTTTCTTCGTTAACATCTATCGGGCCTTCTGGGCCATAACCCTTCCTTTTTTGTTTCTCAACTATTGTAAAATCTGCACCCCTCAATAAAGATATCCGCATCATCATACGACGAATACGGATATCGGTTAATCTTATCTCATTGTCAAGTTGTTCAATCACATCAGTTTTAATCTGGCTGTATAGCTCCTGCTCCTTATCATCCAAAGTATCCATCCAGATAGTTTCATGTTCGCCTGTTTTTACAGCGTTTTTATTCTTTTTCATTTTATCTGGTGGTGGTCCAGTTGATTTACCCCCATGTAGCTTGCATCTTCCAGTTCCTACGTGGCCAGTGCCCCATCCTGCCCTTTGAAGGCAAAATCCATACTTATTATTATCATGTTTAGCACCACAAACCAGATAACTTTTTTCAGGATGTTTTCTATTTAATTTATCACCTTCATGGACTTTGTTTTTGGATTTGGGCACCATCACCACCTCTTTTGTATAAATAAAAAGAGCAGTTAAATAACTGCTCTAGCGATAATTCTTTGGATTATCTATTTTTACCTTTATCTTGTCTTTTCCTGGAATAATTACAACTTGGTTTCCCATAAACTTAATTTCTTCTATAATATCTGTTTTATGTATAATTGTTATATTATGTTTATCTCGATATTCAATTAATTTATTATACAAATCATGAGAAACTCCAATAACAATAATGTCATCATATCTTCGTCTTTTTTCTTCAGCTTCATAAACCTTTTCTCTAATTCTATTAAATAATTCTTTCATATATTTCTCTCCTTTCTTACATATATATTTCTTTATCATTATTTTCTTTCCTGCATATTAAGCTCTCTATTTTATTTGTAAATCATTATCTCTTAATACTTGATATAATACTTTCCCAAAACTTTCTACATTTTCTTCAAAGTCTTCATGATTACTATCTCCAATAAATACATCAATAGCTAAGCTACTCTATTATTCTGCCCCCTGGTTGCCATCAGGGGGCAATTTATTTTGAAGGAGGATTCACAGATTCACATCTACTTCTATTAATGACAGTATAACACACATTTTAAGCTCATGTGTTCGTAAATCGTTCGCAGATAGTTCGCAATGTGAATTTTTTTAATTTTTTTCTAAATATCCTATAATCCTTGCTGCTTTTTTTACAGCTGGGTCTTTTTTTTCATAATACTTAGTTTTCTTAACTGGAGATTCAGGATGAGTATATACATCAACATCATTAATTATTTCACCGGTCATATATTTATGTTTCATGATAAATTGCTCTATTGAATCCAGACCCTTAAAAGCTAATTCTACATTTTTAACTAATTTTATTTTTTCTATATACTCATAGAAATTATCCTCCACAGCCTCTAATACAGCTGTAGAAGTAGGGTCAAATTGATTTGATGTTTGGACACGTTCTTTAGAATAATCTATCCCCATACCTCTATCAGCAAGGGCAGCTACTACCCAGGAAGGGATATTATTAGCGGTCTTCTCTATGTATTCACATCTTTGTTTATATTCTCGGTAGTTCACAAAATCGTGGACTACTTTGTTATAATAATCATTACTCATAGTGCTACACCCCTGCGTTCTTCCATGAGATATTTAATTTCCTTGAATTCTGGTAGTTCATCAACCTCTACAGAAAACATCAATAATAATGTCTCATATATAACCGGCTGATTATATCTAATTATTTCAGCTATTATCACCTTCCTCACTCCTTTATCTTCATATATTTTTCCTGGTTCCCGGTTCATTCCACAACCTGCTTAATTGATACTTTCCAGCTGGTATCCGAAATTCTTTCCTTCTTGCACACCAACAGTCTATTAATATATCACCATTTTCATATACTTCCTTAACCGTTGCTCCTCTGACTTTTCCATCCGGGCGACAGGTTACCTGGCTGCCAACCTGAACGGTATCAAATAGGCTAGCTTGCTTCACGCTTTCTACTCCTTTCACTATGCTTACAATCATCACAAAGCCATTTCCCGCCTCCCAGTAACACACGCCTGTTATATTCAAAGCACCAAGGTACTGGAATTGACATCTGCTTATGCCCAAACTTACCTAATCGACAATGAGTCTGATTAGACCGACACCAAAGGCAATATTCATATCCTTCAGTGACATTCAACGTACATCCTGGTGTTTTGCATTGATGGTCCATTATTCCTCCTCTTTATACTTACATACCTCAAACCAACTCCTGGATAAACTCTTTTTCACTATCTACTTCCAATTGAATAGTTTTGTCCTTCAATAAATTTATTAACTCATCTCGGTCTAATTTTCTATTCTTTCGTCCTGGATGCATATATAAGACTTTCACATGATATTTCTTTTCCCATTCATGTATAGACTTACGGTCTGAATTCCCCCCCCCGCATATTTTCATCCCTCCTCAAATATCTCTTCCAAAAAATCAATAGCCTCATCAGCACCTCTGCAAACTTTCGTAAGCCAGCCCTTTTCTTCTAATGTTTTCAGCCAGGCTTTTTGTTCTGGTGTAGTCTGGCCACCTTCTTTGCGCTTTAACTCAATTACAATGCCGCAATATAGAGGCATTCCATTTTTATCTCTCACTGGCTCACATATAAAATTATCAGGAACACCTTTTTTAACACCAAGTCTTGCCCTTTTTGCTAAATATTGAACTTTGAATTTCCCCTCATTTGGCACATGAAACCAAGTATAATTATTCCAGTCTAAATACTCAGCTAATTTCTCCTGTTCAACTTCTTCAAGCGGACAATATACTTTTTTGCTGCCTGATTTTTTCCTGTATTTCTTGGGTAAGCTAGTCCAGTTTAATCCTCTACTCATAATAATCAACTTCCCTATCAATTAAGATGGAACATAAAACATATCAAGTATTTCCTGGTACCAATCCTCATTGTCTAATTCTTCTGATTTATGATTGGCGATACATTTTCCTTTACTATCATAAATCATAAAACTACCGTTAAAAGTGTTATAAGCTATTCTTCTGTCTTTGTTAGTTAAGTAAATATAATCGCTACCTTTTTTATGAAAATCTGTGGTATCAATTCTATATCCATTCTTTTTAGCATTTTCACCCACATCTTCTAATTTTCTTTTACCTTTAAATTTTTCCAAGCTAATCTTCCTCCTTCATATGAAATTCTTTAAAACTAATATCATTAATTATCCAACCATTTTGTAAATCTTCATTCAAACAATATCTAACAGTTTCCATATCAGATTCATTATCATCAACATCGGTTTCTATATCGATTAAAACTTTAGCTTTTATCTTTCTACTCATATTCTCACCTCAAAGCTTTCTTTAATATTTCAACACAATCCGGGCAGTAGTCTGCCCCATCTATATGAGTAGCACATTCTTTGCATATTTTCTTATCACATGTAACTACTCCGTTAGATAGCACACCTGGCCCTCCTAAATCAATAGCTCGAATCTCCCCTTTAACCTTGTCACATAATAGTGTTGATTCCTTTCCACAAAAATGACATCTATTTTCTGGTAATTTAATTACTTTTTCATTATTCAATTCACTCACCCACCTTTAACCATGGTATTTTATATAGCTCATTCTTCCATCCTCTCATTACACATGATGTGAAAAAATCATCTAATGATATATTGCACATATATGAGGTAATTGGTTTTTCTTTCTTTGACTTAAATATTTCTAGTGCTTCCCTAATCAATTCTGTCTTACTAATATCTATAGCCTGGTTATAATTTTCCCTCACAGCATAATACATCGCTTTATTAATAGTCTCTTTTTCACTTTCACTAAGACAATCTGCAAATAATGCCATCTGCTCCATAATCAAGCCCCCTTATATATAACTGGCTTTACATGATATTTCCTGCAGAACTCTTCATCCCCGATAGTATGTATCTCGGGATGATGTTCTTCATAGCATAGTGGCAATTTTCTTTTCTCAGAATCATCAACCTTCTTCCTATTATGCCCCATCCCTATAGTATCAACGTGATGTGGGTCCCCAGAATAAGGCCTCCCACATATGCAGCAAACCTTCTTCTCCAGACAAAGCCTGATATAATCCTCAATATTTTCAAATGCATCACGTGGATGGTCAGTAAGGTCCACACCATTCTCAAAACAAAAACAAATCAGAAACTCAATAAAATCACTGGCCAGCTCTTTACGACAGTCAGATAGCGAAAACATTTCATGTTCAGTTACTCTAACAAACTCTAATTTCATCTGCTGTTTCAGGCTCTCTACTCCCTGGCCAGTATAATCATCGATATCTCTCAAAATTGCATATATCTTCTTTCTCTGGTCAGGAGATATTTGGTCTAGCTCCTTCTGTCTCTTTGCAGCATCTATTTCAAAACTCACCTGCAGAGGCATATTCTCGAAGTTATACAGATTCTTAAGCACGTCCCTCTTGTGTTCATCATCTATTTCCAGTGTAATTTTCATTCCTTTTTTCAATGTCCTGGTCGTATCTATCTGGCAAGGAAATTGCATAATATCACTCCTTAAAACGGTACATCAAAATTATCCCCAGCACTATTACCACCTGAACTATCACCCTTCTGACTGTCTTTAGGCCAATCTAGAAAACGCACTTCATTAGCTATAACCTGGGGATTTGTGTAAATCCGACCGTCTTTTTCACTTTTACTTATCTGCAAGGAACCTTCTGCAGCAACCAGTCTACCCTTACCCAGGTGATGACTACATGTTTCCGCCAGTTTCCGCCAGGTAACTATCCGGATAAAATCGACATCTCTTTCACCCTGCTGATTGGTGTAATTTCTCTCTACAGCCAGAGTAAAATTACAAACCGGGGTACCATTACCAAGATACCTTAATTCAGGGTCCCGGACTAAGCGGCCTATCAAAATTATGTGATTAAGCATTATTATCACTCTCTAGACTATTCACTAGCTCTTGAATTTCCGCTATTTCATCAAAATTATCCCATTGTTCTATAACTCCATTGAGATTATATCCGACAACTCCTTCGGAATCTTCAACTATATTCAATACCTCTTTCAATTTCTCTAGCATTTTTGGCGCTACTACTATTAATTCAGCATTACATTTGACTTCGTATAGTTCATTGGCTCTCAATGGTTGATTATCAAACCCACAAATTATTTTTTCTTTTTCATCAACTATTCTCATACCCTTTATTTTCCATGGCCCTTTTGTATGTTTCAACTTTCATCAACTCCTTGGACAATCCCAACACGTTCCATTTCTGCTACTTGCCTTTGGCATTCAGGGCAACCAAAATATTCTTTTTCCCAATAACCACCTTCTTCTGCTGGTTCTACTTTTGTCACCCAAGCAGCCGGGCCTATATAGCCGCATTCACATTTATATTTAATTTTCATCACTCATCAACTCCTATTCCCTCTATCAATGCTGAATAATCCAGCTTGCCATCTGGTCTATTTAGTTGCTTGTACTTAATATTCTTAACCAAAATATAATCGTTTTTCTTGACAGCTAACACCCGAATACGAACTATAGCAACTGCCCCAATTAACACGCCTAATATGAGAAATAATAGTAACATTGATATCCTCCTTTCAATCTGTAACAGCTACTGTATTAGCTAGTTCTGCCCGGTCTCTTTCCTCTAGCCGCTCAACTGTTTCTTGAACTATTCTCTCTATCTCATGGCGTGGCAAGCAGCTATCTCTATCCAGCTTATCCACAAGACTGTTGATTTTTCTCATTCTTTGCCTCCTTTCTATAATCTGCTGATATTCTGCAAATTCTTCATGAGTCATATCATTCTCAGGCACATAGTTGATAGGGTTGAAAAATAAATCATCTCCGTAATTTTCATAATCATTAAGATTAATCATTGTTATCTTCTTCTTTCATTTTTTCGATAGCTTTTTCCGCATCTTCTTTAGTGTGATATAGTTCATCTAGTCTTTTAGGATATTCTTCGCATTTAATATAAGCTTTAACATTTCTGATAATAAAATCATCTTTAGTATCCTTACACATTGAAATATTAAAATGAATTTGTTTAATATAATTAGACTCAATTTTGTAATTGCGTTTAGTTAATATTTTGCCTTTGCCCCAATATCCACTATCTTTACATTTTGGACATCTAATATCATGTTTGCTATTTTTATAATCTGCTTTAACGTATCCGGTTCCATTGCACTCGGCGCAATCTTTATATTTATCATCCTTAATTATCCAATATACTTTTTCGCCCGGAACAAAATTATTAACTAACTCTTTTCTTAATTCTTCTTTATTTTTCTGATTGTCTATAACTTTCTGCAGTTCTATTGTATATTTCTCCAAATCCTCGTTTTTTTCAAATTTTAATTTAGATACTTCTGCTCTTAAATCTTTATTTTGCTTTATTAATTCTTTATACTGACTCTTCCAATGCTCATAATCAGCAATTATAAATTCGACTTTTTCATTAGCCATATCAGCAAGATATTTTCTTATTTCTTCTGCCTGTTCATCTTTGAAATCGGCCTCACAAAATTCACAATCTCCATAATACATTTATTTTCCCCCTTACTTTTTCCTTTTCCTCAATTGACTTTCTAGACAAGTGACACACCTCCGTCAGCGGTAGCCTTTCTGGTAATAATCCCGGGCCACCTCATCATCAGACTTGTTTTCGCGTTCAAAATTAACGATATTAGTTTTTTGGGGACTAGATTTATTTTTTTGCTTAGCTTTATGTTCAATTATGGCCTGTTTAGCCTGTTCAACAGTGCTAACTTTTTTTTCTAACCAGCTATTAAGAATAGCCTGGACATAATTTAAACTTTTAGCATTATTGAGAGCGGCCTGTTCTAAAGCTAAGATTATAATTTCTTCCGACAAGCCATCTTCAATATATGACTCTAATATCTGCAACTGGGTAGGTGATATCATACAATTGAAAGCATTAAAATAAGCATTTGGTATTTTAGATTTTTCCTCATCTTCTTCATCTGGTTTTTCACTATTACTTTCATGATAATTAATTAAATTATCATTAGAAGAAGAAGTATTATTATTTATTTCTTTAGTACTAGTTTCTTTAGGCACCTCATGAAAAGCGTCATTACTGGGCTCAGAGAATTGTCCATTTAGTGTTTTACTAACCTTTTTTCGTGAAAAACTTAGTGTTTTACTAAGTAGACTATTATTTGTATTTAGTGTTTTACTAAGTTTTCTCTTTTTAGGACTTAGTGTTTCACTAACATTTTCAGAGTTATCCACAGGCAAATTTAGTATTTTACTAATATCCTTATTTAGTGTTTTACTAAATTTTTCAAACTGTCTTTTTAGTATTTTACTAATATCTGCCTTCCCATTTACTACTGCTCTCGATAAAGAAATACGCCATCTGTCATAATCTTTATTGAATGCTATAAGGTCATTTTCTTCATCCCAGTAAATAACTTTTGCCTCCTGAAGATATAATAATTCCTTTGTAATATCTCCTGGATATACTCCGACATATTGAAAGTCGCTTTTCTTTAACTTGGCCACTTTTTTGCTAAAGCCATAGCTACAACGCCAGATTAGAAATAGTATATTTAATTGTCTTTTTGAGAACTGAGATTTCATAATTGCCTCTAAAATTTCGTTTGATAGCTTTGTATAACTATCTGGTTGAGGATTAGCCATTATATAAGTCACCTCTTAAAAATATTGGTTGGCCAGGGGTAGGAATCGAACCTACTTATCTCTATAGTGGGAGTTGAACCCACTGTGACCGCTCACTGTTACCAAACAGCCCCCTGACCTTATCCTACCCTGGAATCAAGATAAAGGGTATGCTGTCAACTTTCTAAAACGGTACTTCAAATTCAACTAACGGATCATCTTCAATATCTGGTGGTTCTACATTCGCCTCATGTGTATTTTGGAGTGTCCTGATCAGTTCTTTATATTCTGCATCACCTAGATCATTAACTGAGGCTTTTTTGTCGGTATTTTTAACTTCTGGAAATTGATATTCTAGAAAATCTATTACTATTTTTCTATAGCCTTTATCGCCATTAACTAACTCTGCCACTTTTTTCTCTCGCTCTGATAATTGTCTTTTGGGCGGTTTACCATTGTTTCTCCTTTTTATTTCAGCTTTAATAGCTTTTTTATAAAAATCAACTTTAGCGTCTTTATATATTTCATTCAGGCCTTCCCCTGGTATATTTTTTAATTTCTTCCCCTTATATTTCCCAAACTTGATTACTACTTCACCAGGTTTATCTATTTTCTTATTACCGCTCTTCTTATTACTCCCTTTGCTATTATTGGAGCCTTTTTTATTATTATCTGGGTTGCCGTCATTGTCTTCCTCAGAGGATATACCCAGTATCGCTTCAAGTGAATACCTCCTAGCATATGTGATACTAGAACCTCCACCCTGGGCTGCACTATCACCTTTCGATATCTGGTTTGGAAATGTAAGGGGCTCTGATTCAATAAATTCCCCTGATTCATGCATTAATAGGGTTGTGACTGATGATTTAGCACCATCCCCACTGACCAGCTGTGAAAAACACAAGCCGTGTTTATCCAGTACAGGCTTAACCTGGTCAATTACACTACCTAATGGGGCGTATTTAGACCCATGAAAAGGGTTAGTTTCTGTTTTTTTAGGATTAGATACTTCTGACTGAAATTTATTAAGAGCAATAGCTAATTGTTTAATACTGTCAGACTTATTCATAATTGAAATCGACTGCCCCCTTTCCTCATGATGTCTCTTCTATATTGACCAGCCAGGCTGTTTCTCTGCGGAGAATCTACAGCCCGCCTCTCATAATCTCTACACCATTCTTGCCTATTATGTTCCTCGCATCTGCGGCAGATGTTACCTATAGTCTCAACACCACATATCATGCATTTACCCATTTTTTATACCTCCTTAGAAAAATACAGTGACCTTAATTTTTTCAAAGATAATATCGTACCAGTTAGAACCATGATTATTACCAGCAACAGCAACTGTATCAAAATCATGTGAAATATCCTCTGCTATCAACTTAGCTTTTGCTTTATTTTCATACATATAAATATCTATCTTTGAGTTGGTACCATATTTTTTATCTATAGTATTCTTCAGTTTTTCGGCCTGCTCTTTAAGGCTAGGTTCCTGCTCGAAAAATCTTTTCAGTTTATCAAACACTAACTCTTCCTCCTTCATTTTTCTGGCCCAGTATGTTATACTGGGATTAGGATATTTTTCTAGTCGACTCAGCTGAGCTGCAATCAGTTGAGTCTTTTTTGTTTCTATCCATCTTATTTTCAATATAAGTCTGTCCTATTCCGTGATAATATTCCTGACCATTAATACGCTTATAGACCAAAACTGGATACTTCACGCCACTACCCCCTTAGTGCTAGTAAAATCACTCATTCTAGCATTGTCATATAAATCAAAGTACAATTCAGCATCTTTTTCTTTCATGCAGTCAAGTGGGTCCTCTCCACAAGTCTCCGGATCCTTACAGCAGTCATTACAGAAAGTATTTTTCTTATCTTTCATACTACCGCCTCGACCAGATGACCCTTTTCCTTCATCTTTTGTTCACTGAGCTTGTAGAGTTCATTCAAATCAATATCATATCTTTCTGCCAGGGCCATTAATATAAGGTCCATGCATATATTCACATCTTGCAGTTCAATCATAGTCTTATGCAACAAATTTTCTTGCTCCTCAGGACTAAGGTCCTCGGGGCCAATTTTATTAATAAGATTAAGACTCTCTAGTTCTTCTATGGCCTCCTTCATTTCCTTGATTGCTGTCTGCTGAACAGCCAGAGGGTGATAATCCACATTATTAAGGTGTATGCATGGAATTGCCCCTCCTAATATTTCAAGCCTTAACCTGGGGCTCCTAAGGGCAGAAATAATTTCTTCTAACAAGTCATGAGTAGCAATCTGTGTCCCTGTTTCAATCCTCGAAATAGTAGAACGGTCAATATGTAGTGTCCTAGCTAACTGCTCCTGACTCAAACCACGTCTCTCCCTCTCCTGTCTAATCAACACTCCAACATTTGTCACAATACTCCACTTCCTCTCTTATTTTTGTCTCAAATTATTATTAATTTGCTAGCTGCAGACTGATATAATATTAATATAGTTCACCAATAGAGCCTGCCTCTGTTAATCAGCCTGTCCAGTTTCTATCCAACGACTGCTAAGCAGTCGCCTTACTGTCGTCAGCCCTTTCCTCGAAAGAAATATCCACGTTATAAAAAACCCTTCCAACTGCTTTCTGCAGTTTTCTCACTATAATCAGACATTCTTCATCGGTAGGCTCTCTCTTCTCTCCATTCACAACACCATATACTTTCATATGATCAGCCCCTTTCAATACATTTTATTTTTTCTGGAGCTTGTATTATGCTTGTTAAGTTCATTTATAATTGGATTAGTTTTCTCTGTTACTTTATCAATGACATTTTTTAAAGACTTTCCGTCCATAACATCAAACATCCATCTCTCATGATCATCAATGTGTCTTGCAACTTCATTAAGTGTTAATAATTCTTCTTCAGAAAAATATATTTGCGGCAAAAGTCCACCTCCTTTCAATGCTCTATAATTTTCAAACTGTAGATTCAATTTTCTTAAATACACAACCGCATTCGCAACGGTAACGTACTAAATCATAACCCTCAATAAAATCCTCTGAAATCGGTGGATTATAAATTGTATCAATATCTATACGCCAATTGTATCCAGATGAATTTTCCCTTGGTGCCCCACATTGAGGACAATTTTCCAGAAATTGATTAAGTATTTGTTTTACTGCTGGATCTTTAGTATTTTTCGCAACCTGTCTGGCCAACAAAACTTCTTCCATCCATCTCACCTCCTAAGCACAGTTTTGGTTGGGGTTCGTGGCATTATGCGACTTTTGTATTAAAAAAAATATCTTTTACTTTTTCACCATAAAAATTAACGAACTTTTGTATTGTCTTGAATGAAGGATTTCTAGTTCCATTTTCTATTTCTGTTAGGAAACTCCTTGAGATACCAATGCCTTCTGCTGCTTTTTTTTGAGTCAATTCCTTTTCAACTCTTAATGCTATCAGTTTTTCTCTTTTGCTCATAATTCACCTCCTTGTCGCGTAATGCCACGCTACATTTATATTATATGTCTCTCAACGCCACTTGTCAAGTGTTTTTTAAATAAATTTTGGCTTTTTGCAACAATAGTTGCTTTGTGCGACATCTTTTTATATAATTTTATTGGAAGGAGGGCTTGAATGGCAGAATTAAAAGATAGAATCAAGCAGTTGAGAAATGAAAAAGGCATTACACAAGATGATTTAGCTACATATTTAGGAGTTTCCCGTTCTACAGTAGCCGGTTATGAAACAGCTAAAAGAAAACCAGAGTATGAAACCCTCCAAAAAATAGCCAGTTATTTCAAAGTTTCTGTTGATTACCTTTTGGGAAATACCAATGAGCGTCATCCGGCGGACAAATTACTAAATGAAAAAGACCTAGAAATTCAAGAACTTTTGGATCGTTTTAATGTTCACCTTGACGGTGAAATTCTTACAAAAGAAGACAAGAATAGTGTAATAAACTTTTTACGTATGCTCCGTGATAGAGACAAAATGAAAAAAGAATAACAAAATAAGGAGCTGTTTTGAATGAAATATGTTAGTCATTTGGTTAAAAAATTATTTAATGAATTTGGTACAAGAGACCCATATTACATATCAGAGCTTCTAGGCATTGAAATTAAATACTATAATTTCAGCGAAAACATAAAAGGCATATTCACTTATGATCAAAATAACAAAAAAAATATTATTGGACTTAATAAAAGCTTAAATCAAATTATGAAAAAAATTGTTCTTAGCCATGAACTTGGGCATGCCATACTTCACCCAGATAGCAGTAGATATTTTATCGAACAACATACTCTTTTCTCTATGAATAAATTTGAAATTGAAGCTAATCAATTTGCTGCTGAATTACTTATCAGTAATGAAGAACTATACAAGTATATAAGAGGTCGATGCTCTATTAAGTGTATAGCTTATGAGTTAGAGGTCCCTGTTGAATTGGTGAGATTTAAGTTAGAAAGGCTAAAGTATAATTTTTTTAATAAGTAAACGAACATTTGTTTGACAAAATAACAGAAATTTTGATAAATTATAACAAAGGAAGTGAATATTATGAAAAAATTATTGGTTATCGGGTTATTTATTATCTTAATCTTGAATTCGGCAGGTTGCAGTAGTAGTAAGATAATCAATCTAACTGCAGAAGAAGTTATTAATGCTTTCCAAGACTGGAGTATACCAATTGATGAAATAGAAATATACACGACCGAAACTGACCCAAATAATCTTTTAGGCAGACCGGGCCAATACATTGGAAAAGTAAACTGGTCAGATTCAAGAATTGAACAATATGGGGATGGTTTGAAAGGCGGAACGATAGAAATATTTGATTCTGAAAAAGAACTCAAAAACAGAAAGGAATATTTAGAGCCCCTGATAGAACAACCCCTCTTTGCTCAATATATGTATGTACATAATAATGTAATACTAAGGCTTGATAATGAGCTAACTCCTGAACAAGCTGAAGAATATAAAAATATCTTAGAATCGCTTTAATAAATTAACCCTTCGGGGTTCTCTTTTTTCACACCAAGCCAAACATATGTGCTACTTTGACAAACTTATATTTGGTGATGTGATTAATATTGTGTTACTCAGGAAAATACATTTATTTATAGACAAACTATTTTAAATTGAGGTGAAATAAGCATGAAACGTGCTGCCTTATATGCCCGTGTATCAACTGAAAAACAAGCAGAAAAAGAACTATCTATTCCTGCCCAGCTGCAGGAACTTAAGGAATATGCTGCCAAAAATGGTATGGAAGTTGTATCTGTATATACTGATGAAGGCGTATCAGCAAAAACAGATGACAGGCCTGAATTTCAAAAAATGATAGCTGAGGCCAAACAGGACCCCAGACCTTTTGACACTATTCTTTACCACAAAAATGATAGGTTTGCTAGAAATCGTGAGGATGCCATAGTCTATAAGTCTCTCCTCCGCCGAGATTGCGGTATCGAATTGATTGCCATCAAGGAAGATTTTGGGGATGGTCCTGTGGCACAGATGATTGAGGGAATTCTGGAAGTCATTGCTGAGTTCTATAGCTTGAATTTAGCTCAGGAAGTTAAGAAAGGTATGAGGGAAAAAGCAAAACAAGGAAAAGTTTTAGGGGAAACTCCTCTAGGCTATACAATAGGGCCAGATGGACATCTGGAAATAGTTGAGGATGAGGCCGAAGTAGTAAAGTACATATTTCAGGAATATACTTCTACTAATAAAGGTCTCCGTTCTATTGCTCAGGATCTAAAAACTAAAGGAAAAATGTTATTTGGTGAAGCTGGCACAAAATATAAATGGTCTGGTACTGGTATTGGAGTTATTATTAAAAATAGAGCTTACACTGGAACTATGATTTGGAACCAACGAGAAGCAGCTAAAAATAATAAAAAACGTAGCCAGGACAAATGGATCACAGTCCCTAACGCACATAAACCTATTATTGATAAAAAAACATTCATAAAAGCCCAGGAAATACTTAATTCAAAACGTAATTATAGAAGTGATAGTAAAGGGTATCTCCTGCGTGGATTGGTAAAATGCATGGACTGTGGTAGCAATATGAGCCAGTACTCTGACAGATGGAAACGTAAAGATGGCACAAAAGGAATAAAACGAAAATTTAGGTGTTCAAATTATGTCCATACTGGAGAATGTTATTTTAATACTGTTGGTATGAAAGAGTTAGAAAAAAGTCTTTTCTCCTACTTCAAGAGGCTGCGTAACAGACTCAGGAAGGGTACATTCAACCTAAATAATATAAATATATCATATATTGATAGTAAACCGGCAAAAGAAAGGCTGGCGGCCAAAGAAAAGGAATTAGAAAACATGGATAGGCGTTTTGAACGCCAGATGATGGCATTTGAGAATGGGGTTATAGACCTGGAGCATTTGAGACAATTTAAGGATAGGCTCCAGGAAGAAAAAAAGCAACTGCAGAATGAAATTAAAAAACTTGAAAAAGAAATTACTGCAGAAAGGATTAATACCTCTCTCCTTGCTCAAAAGATAGATAGGGTAATTACTACTCTTGAAGATGAGGAAAAGCCATTAGGGAAAAAACAAGAAATCTTAAAAGAGGTCTTAGACTATGTTGAGTACAGTCGCGACAAAGAGGAAATGGCTGTTCATATCAAATATTAA